GGGACATGTCCGAGGAGATCCGCAAGTGGGCCCGCGGCGAGCAGGGTTCCCCGCGGTCGCTGGAAATCCGGCGTCAGGCACAGGGACCGATCAACTACCGTGTCTTGCAGTCCACGCAGGGTGCCGTTTCCGGTATCGTGCCGACGGACTTCTACGACCAGCTGATCGCGCACCTCATCGAAGTGTCGGGCGTCATGCAGTGCGGGCCTACGGTCCTGAACACCGGGGGCGGCGAAACGCTCCAGGTGCCGAAGACCACGGCGCACTCCACCGCGCTGTCCGCCGCGCAGGCTTCTGCGCTTCCCCTGTCCGACCCGGCGTTCTCCATGCAGACGCTCGGCGCGGTCAAGTTCGGCATCATGATCCAGGCCGCACGCGAGCTGATCGACGACACCGCGGTGGACCTGCTGGGTTACCTCGCGATGCAGTCCGGCCGGGCTATCGGCAACGCGTTCGGCACGGCGCTCGTCAACGGCGGCCAGGGCATCTCCGGCGGGGTTATCTCCGGCGCGACGCTCGGTGTTACCGGTACGACGACCGGTGTGTCCGGTGCACCGTCGTATGCGAACCTGGTCGACCTGGAGTACTCGGTTATCGCGCCGTACCGCCAGTCGCGTAGTTGCTACTGGCTGGCCGCGGACAAGACGATCGGCGGTTTCAGGAAGATCACCGACACGGTCGGCAGGCCGATCTGGGAGCCCAGCGCGGTTCTCGGTTCTCCTGACCTTCTGCTGGGTAAGCCGCTCGTCGCTGACCCGTTCATGCCCGCGCAGGCGCTGTCCGCGAAGTCGATCCTTTTCGGTGACTTCTCGCAGTACTTCGTGCGGCTGGTCGGCGGGGTCCGGTTCGAACGGTCCGACGACTTTGCCTTCTCCACCGACCTGGTGACCTTCAGGGCCATCCTGCGCGGTGACGGAGTGCTGGTCGACCAGACCGGCGCGATCAAGTACTACGCGGGCGCTGCTACCTGATCAGTTCGGTTCGTTGCGGGGGGCGGGTTCGCGCCCGCCTCCCGCGCAGCGAGGGAGATTCATATCGTGATTGTCCGTATGGTGGTCAGCATTTCAGGCAGCCGTGACGACAGTGCGTGGCCCCCGCGTGGCGGCACGCTGAAAGTATCCGAAGCTGAGGGCCAGGACCTGATCGACGCGGGACTGGCGATCAAGGCCAGCGAAGATTACACCGAACCCGAGACTGAGCCCGGCCCGGGCCCCGACCCCGTACCGGAGCCGGAACCGGAGCCTGAACCTGAGACTGAGGCTGAAGACGACGACGAGGACGAGGCCGAACCGGAGCAGGAGACCGGGGGGCCGCCGAAACCGGCAGCGTCCAAGCAGGAATGGATCGACTACGCCGTCAGCCAGGGCGCGGAGTGGGTCACCGCGACCAACTCCACGAAGCAGCAGCTGATGGAACAGTACGGTCAGCGTCCGTGAGTAACCGGCGGAAGCTGAAGGGCGCGGATGCGACGCCCGCGGAACGCTGTACATCCTGCGGGCGGCGCATCGGCGCTCACGCTGACGCGCTCCGGTTGCGGACCGGGCAGGTCGTGTGTCCCCGCTGCCGCCAGTACGGCGGGCTGGTCAGGCTGGCGTGCGGGCATTACTCGCTGCCCGGCAGCCTGGTCATCACCGACAGCGAGGACCACGGGAACACGCAGTGCACGCAATGTTCCCCGCATGTGAAACGGGCGGGGAACGCGAAGCTTGGCCTGCCCTCGCGGGGGTAGGGGATTCAGCCCTGGCGGTGCTGGCGTGCGGTACGGGCGTCACGCCGGTACTGCCAGTAAGAAAATAGACAAGGTACCCGGTCTGTGCCGGGCGGAAGGAGACCAGCATGGCTGGTAACGCGCCGAGCCAGAAGCCGTACGGCGGCGGGAAGGTTGCGGGTAACACCCGGGTAGCCGGTACAGGTACGAGCGCTGACCCTACGGCTGAGCCGGGTCAGTACCCGCCCACCATGGACCACGGTATTTTCGGCGGTACCCTGCCGACTGGTACGGGTGCGCCCGGGACCGGCGGTGGTGCTGGCGGCGGGGACGTGACGACTGAGGCGGGTCAGCTGACCGGCAGCCTCGCCGGGGTCACGGACGCGCAGGTCACCGAGACGGGTGCGCCGGGCACGTCGACCAGTCCCAGCGGCGGCGGCGGCACGTCGGTGTCGTACACCCGGCCGGGTTCGTACCTGTCCGGCACGTACCAGTCCGACGTCGCCAGCGAGGTGATCGACGGGCCGGGTAGCGCCACCGAGGCGAACAGCGAAGGGTACGCCACCGGCGGCCCGCAGCTCCCCGGTATCTCCGGGAACGAGCCGAACCCGAACAAGGGCCCGTTCCAGCCCGGTTCCGGCCGTGTGCTGCGCGGTGGCAGGTCCGTGCGCTGATGAGCGACCTCGCCCGGCAGTACCCGCCCGGGCAGGAACTCGCCAAAGGTAACCAGACCGGCGGTCAGGTGTACCCGGCGGGGAAAGAACTCGCTCACGCGGGGAACAGTGACAAGGGTCACGACTATAAGGACGACCGGACGAAGTAGGAGGCTGCCATGCAGGACCTGACGAACCTGCTACCCGGGGATCCGATCTCCGCGCTGGTACCGACGTCGCAGCACGGCGGGAACCAGGTCGCTGACAACAGCCACGCGATGACCGCGCCGGGCGGGGCGTCCGGCGACCTGGGCAACGACCTGGGTACGGCGGTCGTGATCGACTCCCCGGTGGTTGATGACACGCCGCACAAAGATTCGGTGACCCGGTCGGAGGCCCCGCCGAAGAACGGGAACCCGTTCCCGAAGGGGTCCGCCGCGCCCTCCTGGGTGAGCGCCTCGGGTACGGCGGAAAACTGGCGTGACTGAGACTCATGGTCCTCAAGACGGATAACTCCGCCGTGCAGCTTGTCGGCATGGAGATGATGTCCTGGCAGGGGTATGACGCTCCGGGTGTACCGGAAACCCCCGCAGGCTGGGAGAAACCCGAACCTGCGGAGCCGGGCCAGCCGAAGGTCGCGGAACAGTTCGGTATCCACCAGCAGCCATCCGGCCCCGAGTGGACGATTCACGTCACAGATGATTCACGTTGGAAGGGAGTCTGAAAATGCCCTCAGCACAGAACCCGATTGTCAGCACGTCCGATTCGCCGGGGCAGCCGTGGGACGCTACCAGCAACGAGACGGTATCCGGGTGGGTCCCGGTGGACCTTAACTCCGGCCCGGCGAACTCATCCGGCGAGGCCAGCGGCGATTTCGAGACTGGCCCGTCCCCCTGGAAGCAGACCTGACCGGTAGCAGCGGACGGGTAGCTTAGCTTAACCGTCCGCTGCCCCGGACCCTGGCAGCATAACCCTGGAGGGCCAATGCTGTGGGGTACTGTTTCTGGTGCGGCACGTGGGCTGACCTGACCTGTGCGATCTGTCCCCGCTGCCTCGATAAGTGGAGGCTGGATTACCGGAGGAGAAACCCTGCGGTGAAGATCTGGGATACGTTCCTGTTCCGCGACGAGCTGGACATGCTGGAATGCCGCCTGGTCCAGATGGACGACTGGCCGGTGTGGCGGCACGTCCTGGTCGAAGCGCGGGTGGACCACCAGGGGCACCCGAAACCGCTGGTGTACTCGGAGAACAAGGAACGGTTCGCGCCGTGGGCGGACCGTATCGTGCACGTGGTCGCGGACAAGCTACCTGAGATGGGCGGGGCGTCCCCGCTGGACCGGGAAGCGGCGCAGCGGGACGCCACCATACGCGGCCTGGACGGCGCGTCGCAGGACGACTGGCTGATCCTCGCGGACGTTGATGAGATCCCGAACGAGGTGGCGCTCGCCGCGGTGGAGAACCGGCAGCGGGGTGTCCTGGAGATGACCTGCTGCATCTTCGCGGTCGACTGGCTGTGGGGGTCGCCGCTGCGCACCTCGGTGATACGGGAAGTGCGGGACGTGTGGCCGGTTTCCGCGGCGCGGCGGGACGGGTGGAACGCGTACCGGCCTGTTCCCGTAGCCGGGCATCACCTGACGTGGCTGGGTGGCCGGGACGGGATCGCCGCGAAAACCGCGGCGCACTGCCACATCGAGTGCAACCCGGAGCTGGCCGCCGGGTATGACGATGACCGTTTCTACCACGACGGGGTGAACCCGTTCGCCCGTTTCGGGTGGCCGTCCGGGTCGCTGATCCCGGTGGACATCGACGGGACGTGGCCCCGGTGGGTGCGGGAACGCCGCTGCCCGCCCGGATGGTTCCGGCCGCGCTAGTATGAGCGGCATGAGCGAACCTATAAGGGAACCCGGCTGGTACCGCATCCTGTCCTGGGAACCTGTCACCGAGGAGCAGGCGCTGAAAGAAATCAACGCCGGTCATGGTGAGAGCCTGATCCTGATCAAGTCCCCCGGTCCTGGTCGCGCCTACCAGTCCAGCGAGGCGATGTGAGATACCTGATCACCGGCGGTGCCGGTTTCATCGGCTCGGCCCTGTCGAAGCGGCTGGACTCCGACGGTCACGAGGTCCGCGTGCTGGACGACATGTCACGGGGTCGGGAGCAGCGGCTGATCGGGACCGGGTGCGAGGTCATCCACGGCGACGTCCGCTGCTACAGCGACGTCGCCGCGGCGATGCACGGCTGCGAACGTGTCCTGCACCTTGCGTACTTGCAGGGCACCCAGACTTTCTACTCTGAACCCCGCCAGGTCCTCGACGTGGCGCTGCGGGGGATCGTGAACATCCTGGAAGCGTGCCGGGAGAACGGCTGCCGGGACCTGCTCCTCGTGTCCTCCTCGGAGGCGTACGAGACGCCCCCGGTGTTCCCCACCCCGGAGACCGTCCCGCTGGTCGTGCCCGACCCGCTGAACCCCCGGTACTCCTACGGCGGCGGGAAGATCGCCTCCGAGCTGGCGTCGCTGGCGTGGCAGCGTACCGGGATCCTGGACCGGCTGATCATCGTCCGGCCGCACAACATTTACGGCCCGGACATGGGCACCCGGCATGTCATCCCCGAGTTCTGCGAGCGGATGAACGAGCTGACCAGCCGCCACCCGGACGGCCCGATCGCGTTCCCGATCCAGGGGTCCGGGCAGGAAACCCGGTCGTTCTGCTACATCACCGACTGTGTCGAGCAGTTCCTGCTGATGCTGGATAAGGCCCCGCGCGGCGCGGAGATCTACCACATGGGCACCATGGACGAGTGGACGGTCGCGGACGTGGCGTACGCGGTGGCGCAGGCGTACGGCAGGCAGATCAAGATCGAGCCGGGGATCCTCCCGAAGGGGTCCCCGTCCCGCAGGCTCCCCGACACCGGGAAGATCACCGCGCTGGGATACGCCGGGCCACGGGTGGATTTCGCTACCGGGGTCGCCGCGACCGCGCACTGGTACCGTAGCCATCATGACTGACACGCCGGGGATGGAGCCGTGCCCGTGCGGCCGGATGGATAAGTACGCGATGACGTGGCTGTGCCGCTGCTGCTACCTGGAGAAAGAAATCGGGTACGCCCTGTCCGAGCTGGGACGCGGCGGGGAATGGCCTGCCACGGGGTTGCGGCGGCTGGAGAAGCTGATCGGCAATGGGTAACGTCCTGGCGTGCGGTTCGTGTGGCTGCCCGGACCTGGAAGTGGTCCTGGACCTGGGACACCAGCCGCTCCCGCAGGCCACCCCCGGGCGCACGTCGTTCACGCGGCACCCGCTGCGGCTGGTGGAATGCGCCCGCTGCACCCTGGTCCAGCTGGACTACATCCTCCCCGACACCGAGCGGTTCCCCGCTGACTACCCGTACACGACGGGGAACACGAAGGTGCTTCAGCATCACTTCACCGCGCAGGCCCGCATGGTCGCGTCGATGATCGGCCACGGGGACCTGGTCGTGGACATCGGCGGTAACGACGGGACGATGCTGAAGGCGCTGAACACCGAGTTCGTGAAATACGACGGGACGGTGGTCCGGGCGCGGCCCATGCTGATCGAGCCGACCGACCAGGCGAAACGCTGCGACGACCCGGATATCACGGTCGTGCAGGACTATTTCACCGGGCAGCTCGCCGCGCGGATCGCCGCGGAGCACGGCCTCGCCAGGGTGATCACCTGCTCGAACGTGTTCGGGCACGTCGCGGATCCGCACGACTTCCTCGACGGGATCAACGAGCTGCTCCACCCGGACGGCACGCTGATCATCGACAACCAGGACTGGTACAACGTCATCCAGGATTTGCAGATCGACACGGTGTACCACGAGCACCTGCGGTACTACTCCCCCGCGTCGCTGTCCTGGCTGCTCGCCGCCCATGACCTGCTGGTCACCAGCATCAACCGGATCCAGATGCACGGCGGTTCGTTCCGCGCGATGGCGGTGCCGGAGAAAACGGACCTGGCGGGGCGGGCGTCCCGGCTCGCCGCGCAGATCCGGTTCGCGCTGGACGGCGCGCTGCAAGCCGGGCAGATCTACGCGGTCACCGCGCCCACCCGGGCGACCCCGCTGGTGAACTACGCGCGGCTCGGGAAATACCTGACATGCGCGTGTGAGATTTCCGGCAGCGACAAGATCGGCGCGGTCATCCCCGGCACGAACGTGCCGATCGTGGACGAGCAGAAACTGTTCGATGACCAGCCGCCTAACGCCCTGATCCTCGCGTGGGACATCGCGGACGGGCTGATCCCGGTGCTCCGCAAACGCGGCTACACCGGGCGTATCATCGTCCCCCTGCCGGAACTGAGGTTCGTAGATGCCTGACGCGCAAGAGCCGATGATCCCGCTGCGGCTGCTACCCCCAGCCCAGCGCCGCCGCGGGGTCATCTCCGTCACCGTCCCGTCCCGGGGGCGGGGCGCGAAACTTGCCGCGTCGATCGCTTCGCTGCGGAAAACCGCGAAGCACCCGGAGCTGATCGAGATCCTGGTCGCGTACGACCGGGACGACCTGGACACCGCAGCGGCGGCGTTCCAGTCTGACGCTGACATCATCTGGCAGGCCCCGGAACGGTACGGGTACGCCCGCTCCGCGCATTACTGGGCGGAGCTGGCGGGCCGCGCGACCGGGGAGTGGGTGCTGCCCACCTGGTCCGACGACGCGACCATGCAAACGGAAGGGTGGGATGACCTGCTCCGCGCCCAGCCGCCGGGGACGGTCGCATATCTGGACGGGAACTACCCGGGCCTGACGTGTTTCCCTGCCGTTCACGCGGACGCGCTCGGCGCGGTGGGCCGGATGTGCCCGCTGCCCGCGCTGGACACGTGGTGGGAGTACGCCGCGCGGGACGCCGGGGTGCTCGCCCACCCGGGGATTTACGTGCACCAGGACCGCCCCGACATCACCGGCTGCCCCCCGGACCGGACGTACGCTGAGGGCGGCGGGGCGTGGCGCGCGGGGCCGGGCGGCACCCCGTACCAGGCGTTCTACCAGCAGCCGTACCGTGACTGGCGGGAGCAGGACACCGCCGCGCTGAAATGGCACCGGATGCTGGAAGCGGACTACGAGCTGCGCCATTCGGCGTGGTCGGATATCCAGGAGCAGCAGCCGCTGATCCGCGAAGCGGTCCGCCAGTACTGGCGGCCGGTCATCGCGGAGCTGGGCACCCGCACCGGGGAGTCCACGTCCGCGCTGCTGGCCGGGGCGTCCGCGTGCGGCGGTCACGTGTGGAGCGTCGACATCGACCAGGTCGCACCGTCGGAGTGGTGGGAGCAGACAGGAATGTGGAAGTTCCTCGCCGCCGACGACATGTCCGCGATGGCCGCGCAGTTCATCCCCGACAAGCTGGACGTGCTGTTCATCGACACGTCCCACTACTACGACCACACCCTCGCGGAGCTGCGCCGGTACGCCCCCCGGGTCAGGCCGGGCGGGACGATCCTGATGCACGACCCGGAGCTGCGGAACGACGACCCGGTCATGGGCATGGACTGGGTGCTCCGCGCCGGTCACGAACCGGAATACCCGGTCGCCGCGGCGATCGACACGTACTGCGCGGAGACGGGACTGACGTGGGAACGGCAGACCGAACGTCCCGCCCCGGCGGCGGGCCAGCCGTTCTACGGGCTGGGCACGATCAGGATTCCCGGTGGCTGACCTGCTGATGCTGTGCCCGTCACGGGGGCGGCCGGAGAGCATCAACGACCCGGACACGGGGCTGCGTTCCATCTGGGGGAGTGTCACCACCGACGCGGACCTGCTGGTCGCCGTGGACGAAGACGACCCGAAGGTCGCCGAGTACGGCACCGACGTGCAGGTGATGCCGGGGAAAACCACCGGGCTCGCCCCGATCCTGAACACGCTGGCCGCGCAGTTCGTCTCCCAGTACGACTACATCGGTTTCCTCGGCGACGACCACCGGCCCCGCACCGTGGGCTGGGACCGGATGCTGATCGCTGAGCTGGGCGGGAAGCCGGGCGTGGCGTACGGCGACGACCTGTTCCAGGGGAAGAAAGCCGCCACCGCGGTGGTGATCTCCTCACCCATCCTCGCGGCGCTCGGGTACATGGTCCCGCCCGGCGTGATCCACTTGTACATGGATATTTTCTGGATCCAGCTCGGCATGGACCTGGGGAACGTGCGGTACTGCCCGTGGGTGGTGATGGAACACATGCACCCCTCGGCGGGCAAGGGAAAATGGGACGACGGGTACGCGCGGGACAACTCGATCGTCGCGTACTCCCGGGACGAATGGGCGTACGAGGCGTACCTGAAATCTTTGTGGCCGAGTGAGCTGGCCCGGATACGGGGGATACTAGGCGGATGAAAATTTCCCTGGTGTCCTGCCGCTCCCCGTTCCTCGACGACGACAGGATCTACCCGCCGCTCGGCCTGCTGTACCTGAAATCCGCGATCATGGCGCAGGTACCCGGCGCTGAGGTGACCGTGGTCGATGACTACGACGGGCCGCAGCAGTTCGCGGACGCCGACGTCGTGGGCGTGTCAGTGATGACCCCGCAGCGGAAGCAAGCAGACGAGCTGGCGTCGCAGATCCGCTGGACGTACCCCGGTAAGACCCTCATCGCCGGGGGGCCGCACGTGCGGCATTACGGCCGGGACATGGACTCCCGGTGGGATTACCTGGTCGGCGGTGACGGGGAACGGGTCCTCCCGCAGATCCTGCGGGGCGAGTACGTTCCGCGCCGGACGCATGACCAGATACCCCGGCAGGAGCTGGCGGCGATGCCGCCCCCGGACCGGCTGGGCGAAGCGGAGTTCCTGCGTAATTACTCGTACACCCTGGACGGGGTGAACGCGACCACGATGATGCTGGGCCGTGGCTGCCCGATGGCGTGCAAGTTCTGCGAGGACGCCCGGACGCTGACCCGGTGGACGTCGGTGCCGAACGCGGTGAAGGAACTCGCTGACATCCTGATCCTGGGGTACAAGGGCGTGTACCTGTTCGATGACCTGTTCGCGATCAACCTGGGGAAATGCCGCCCGTACCTGGACTTGCTGAAATCGTCGGGGCTGAAGTTCCGGTGTAACGTCCACGCGAAGTTCATGACGGACGAATTCGCTGAGGCCCTCGCCGACGCGGGGTGCGTGGAGGTCGCGTTCGGGGCGGAGTCCGGGTCGCAGCAGATCCTCGACCGGATCGACAAGAAGACCACCGTCAAGCAGAACTACGACTGCGTCAGGCATTGCAAGGATCACGGGATCACCGTGAAAGCGTTCCTGATGATCGGCCTGCCCGGTGAGACCAGGGGCACGGTCGCGGAGACGGAACGGTTCATCCTCGAATCGGGGATTGACGACGCGCAGATCGCGATCTACTACCCGTACAAGGGGACCATGCTCCGCTCGGAGATGGACGAGGGCACCGCCACCGACCTGATGTTCATCAGCGAGGGACTGGGCGCGTATGGGCAGAAAGACCTCGGCACCGACTCGGTGGTGCGCACCGCGGAGCTGACCGCTGATGACCTGATCCAGATCCGCGAGGACCTGATCATGAAGTACAAGTTCCACTCCCACGTGGGACCCCGTGACCATTTCTTCGACACGCACCTGGCACCGTGATCGCGGTCATCGGGATGGGCGTGGTCGGCCGGTCCCAGGCCCGGATGTTCGGCCCGGCCGTGACGTACGACATCAGGCAGGACGAGCCGTACCCGTCCGAGGAGATCGCCGGGTGCGACTTCGCGGTGGTCGCGGTGGGAACACCGCAGTCCCCCGGCGGCGGGGCGGACCTGAGTCAGGTACGGCAGGCCATCGGCGTGCTGCCCGCGGGGGTGCCGGTACTGCTGCGGTCCACGGTCCCGCCCGGCACGACGGACACCCTGATGGCCGCGCATCCGGGTTTGCTGATCGCGCACGCGCCGGAGTTCCTGACCGAGCGGGACGGCGGCCCCTGGCCCGAATCCGCCGACGTGCCGTTCATGATCCTGGGCGGGCGGCCCGAAGCGCGGGAGTACTTCCGGTCGCGCCTGCCAGGGTTCTTCCCGGGCGGGATATACGAGTGCACCGCGCTGGAAGCCGAGCTGGCCAAGTACACGTCGAACCTGTACTGGGCGGCCCGGGTGACGTTCGTGAACGAGCTGTCCCGTATCTGCGCCGCGGCGGGGGCTGACTGGGAGGATGTCCGGGCGATGTGGCTGGCTGACGAGCGGGTCAGCCCGGCGTACACGTCCATGGCGGGGTTCGGCCCGGGTTTCGGCGGGGCGTGCTGGCCGAAAGACCTGGCCGCGCTGATCGCCGCGAGCGCAGAACTTGGATACGAGGCGCTGTTCCTGCGGTCCGTCGAGGACGCCAACCACTGGTTCCGGGAGGGCCGGTGACCATCGAGACCCTGATCGGGCAGCTCCAGGCGCTCATCGACCTGGGCCTGCCGCCCGGCACCACGGTGTACGTAAGGGAGAAAACGAACCTGAACGGAGCAGGCTGGCGCTCCCCGCGCGAGGTGAAACCGGGGTACGACCCGTACCCGGTCAGCGCACCGTATCCCGCGCCGATGGTGGTGTACATCTCGTGACCCGCATCCACGGGCGCAACGAGGATGTCCGCTTCGTGAGCATGATCCCGATGGTGTCGGTGATCACGCCGACGTGGCGGCGCAACGACCTGCTGCTGGAACGGTGCATCCCGGCGGTGCAGGCGCAGGACTACCCCCGGGTGCAGCACGTGGTGTTCTCCGACGGTCCCGACTATGACCTGATGCGCCGGGTGCGGTGGATGCAGGGCAGGCACCCGGTGATCTACGGGCAGTTCCCCGAGCGGGACCCGCTGACGGAGAACGCGTCCGCGCCGAGGAACGCTGGGATCGCGCTGTCCGACGGTGAGCTGATCACCTACGTGGACGACGACGACGCGCTCCGCCCGCAGCATTGCACGCTGCTCGCTCAGGCGCTCGCGGATAACCCGGAGGCGGGGTTCGCGGTGTCCCGGATGGTGTCCCACCACGCGCACCCGACGGTGATCGGGTGGGGGCCGCTGGCGATGGGGAACCTCGGCACGCCGATGATCATGCACCGCCGGTCCATCCTGGAACACGGGCAGTGGGGGCCGGATTCGTGGGTGGAAGACTGGGAGCTGGTCGAGCGGTGGCTCGAAGCCGGGGTCAAGTATGCGAACGTCGACGCGGAGACCTGCGACGTGTGGCCGTCCGTTTACCGTTTACAATCCCGGTATGCGCGCCTTCATCATCTGCCGGGACCGCGTGACGTACACCCACCTGTGCGTCACCGCGATGACCGAAGCGGGACTGGACCCGGTGATCATCGACCAGGGGTCCACGTGGCCGCTCGCGGAGGACTACCTCACCGCGATGGAAGCAGCCGGGGTGATGGTGCTGCGCCGTGGCGGGGGACACCCCCGGACCTTGTGGGACTGGGAGCCGTTCCGGCAGGCGTGCGGACACGACCGGTACGTGGTCACCGACTGCGACGTGGTCCCGTCGGAGGATTGCCCGCTGGACTGGCCGGTGCTGATGGGGCAGATCCTGGACTCGTACCCGGACAACCCGAAGGTGGGGATGGGCTTGCGGCTGGACCGCATCCCCGACCACTACCAGCGCAAGGACCACGTGCTGAAGTGGGAGCAGAAATTCTGGGAGCAGCCGTACGACCCGGGCGGCCTGTACCGCGGTCAGCCCCTGTCGCTGTACACGGCCCCGGTCGACACGACCCTGGCGATGTACCGGCCGCTGGCGAACGGGTTCGACATCACCCTGACCGCGCTGCGGACCGGAACCCCGTACGTCGCGGATCACCTCGCGTGGTACGAGGATTACGACGAGCTGGACGAGGAGCTACGCTGGTACCATGAACACGCCGAACCGGGTATCAGCTACTGGACGGTGGCGGGCCGCAGCACGTGGGGGATCTGACCGGCAGCCCATCTTCCCCGAGGACGGACTCCAGTCCGCGGTGACCCTCACGGAAGCCGCTGAGCTGGCCCGGCTGGCGGCGGGGTGCGTGGTCCTGGAGCTGGGCGCGTTCTACGGGTACACGACGATCGTGATGGCGTCGGTCGCGGAGAAGGTCTACTCGATCGACTGGCACATGGGCGACCAGCACGCCGGTGACTACCAGACGTGGGAAGGGTACCGGGCGAACCTGGTCGGCTACAAGGTTGACGACCGGGTCGTGTCGATCCGCGGGATGTTCGAGGAGGAAGTCCCGAAACTCGCCGCGAACGGGGTGGTGTGCGACGGGGCTTTCCTCGACGGTTTCCACACTGAGGAAGCCGTCACCCGCGACCTTGCCCTGGCGCTGACGGTGGTGCGGCCGGGCGGGTGGATCGCGTTCCACGATTACGGCCGGGGCCCGGAGACGGGGCACCCCGGGTTCGCGATCACGCCGGTCGCTGACAGGTTCGGCGTCACCGACGTGATCGGATGCCTGGCGTGGGGCACGGTACCGGGTGCGGAGCAGGGAGTATCAGGTGACTGAGGAAGACGGGCGCGTCGACCTGGGGGATATGCGCCAGGAGAAGCATCTCTGGCGTCCGGGCGCGAAGCGGGGGAACACGCGGTTCGTGCTCTGGATCGTCCTGGCCCTGTTTTTCCTCGCCGCAGTCAGTTTCATCGCCTTCCTGATCCTCCGGTAAACGGCGGGACTGGCTGATGACTGAGTCGCCCTGCATCCAGGATCTTGTCGTCGCTGACATGCGCGAGGTGCAGGAGAAACGGCGGGTCAAGTACGGGACCCTGCTGTACCCGCATAACGGCAGCGACGGGCTCCGCGAAGCGTACGAGGAGGCCATCGACATGGCCGTGTACCTCCGGCAGGTGCTGTATGAGCGAGACGGCAAGTAACGGCGACGGCCTAGCCGATTTCGTCCGGGGTCTCCCCGAGGGGCAGCGGCACCGGGGTTTCTACTGGGCGGCGAAAACCGCCGCGGAGGACGGGCTCCCGCCCGCTGAGGTGGACAAGATAGCCAAGGCTGGTATGGACGCTGGCCTGGACGAGGGGTACGTGTGCAGGACCCTCGCCGAAGCATCCGGACCGGAGGGCTGAACCATGTCGATGTGCCCGTTCTGCGGGCTGCCACCTACGGTGACTGAGGTCGACGATGACACTGAGCAGCCGTGGTACCAGTGCGAGAACAGCCACTCGTGGAAGGAAGAAGACTGATGGCGGATTGCCCTCAGTGCGGCCTGCCTCCCACCGCGGTGACCGAGGATGCCAGCACGAAAGAGCCGTACGACCAGTGCCAGAACGGGCACATGTGGAAGATGGACCCGGAGTCTGAGTGAAAATCTTCGCGGGTCACGACGGCGGTTCCGGGTGCATGTACTACCGGATCCGGCTGCCGCTGGACCAGCTCGCGGCGCACGGCCACGACGTCACGTTCGCGTCAGCGGACCTGGACACGGGACCGGGGATCACCGCCCGGACGATGGCCGGGCATGATGTGGTCATCGGGCAGCGGTTCAACAAGCCCGGCGGGGTGCACCTGTTCCGGGAAGCGCGGACCGCTTCGTCCCGGCTGGTGTACGAGCTGGACGACGACGTGTTCCACGTCACCGCGGATAACTTCGCAGCGCATCACATGTGGCAGCGGCCCGACATCCTGGACGCCGCGACCCACGCGATGGAAGTCGCGGACGTGATCACGTGTTCCACGCGGCCCCTCGCTGATGTGCTGTCGGAGTGGAACCCGAACGTGGTGGTGCTGGAGAACCGCATCCCCGCGTGGGTGTGCGACCATGAGCGGAAGCACCGTGACCGGCCTGCTGTGGGCTGGGCGGGGGGCGCGTCCCACGGGGTTGACGTGGGCCTGATCGTGTCCCCGGTGAAACGTTTCCTGAAACGGTTCCCGGGCTGGGACTTCCGCCTGGCGGGCACGGACTACCGGCCCACGTTCAAAGCCGGTGACCGCGCGATATACACCACGTGGGTGCATGTCAACGACGATGAGCGGGGCTACTTCACGTCCCCCGACTGGGACATCGGCCTGGCCCCGGTGGAACCGTCCCGGTTCAACGCGTCCAAGTCGAACCTGAAAGCGCTGGAGTACGCGGCGCTGGGCATCCCCGTGATCGCGTCGGACTGGTATCCGTACCGTGATTTCGTGAAGCACGGGGAGACCGGTTTCCTGGTCCGGCAGGACCACGAGTGGCTGAAGTACATGTCGGAGCTGGCCAGCGACGACGGCCTGCGGGAGAAGATGGGCGCGGCAGCGCGGGAGCTGGCCCGGCAGTGGACCATCGAGGAAGGGTGGACACGGTGGGAGAGCACGTACCAGAACCTGTTCCGGTAGGCCCGGAGGAAACCCGCGGCGGTGAGAGTCCCGCTGACTGGCGGTGCGGCACCGCGCGAGCCCGGGCCGCTGAGCTGATGCAGTACATCAAGGAGCACTACGGGCAGCCGGAGGACAAGACGGAATGAGTGACGTTCGTGAACTGCTGACCAGCGTGCGGCAGATCGAACGGCAGTGGCAGAAACAGGTCGACGTCGGCGACCAGCAGATGTTCACCGGGTGGATGCCCTCGGACGTGGCGCAGTTCCTGGTGCTGCTGATCGAGGCGATCGCCGAGGCCCCCGGCACGTCGTTCCTGGAGATCGGGTGCGGGCCGGGCACGAAGATGATGCTGGCCCGGGACCTGTTCGGGCTGGACGTGACCGGGTTCGACCGGGTCACGGAGTACGTGGTCGCCGCGAAGGAGCACGGGCTGAACGCCGCGGAGTGCGACGCGTTCGACTTCCAGGCGTACGGGAAGTTCGACATCGTGTTCTTCAACCGGCCGTTCCGTAACAGGGAAGTCCAGGCGGACCTGGAGAAACTGGTGTACTCCAAGGTGCGGCGCGGCGCGGTGGTGATCGCGATGAACCTGGAAACGCAGCCGCCGGACAGCAAGTACCTGGTCGTCACCGACGACTGGGAGTCACGCAGAGGGGTCTGGCTGAAACTGTGAACGTCCCGCTGCTCACCACGTTCGACGACTGGGAATGCCCGAACTGCGACGTGACCGACCACACCCCGGCGCTACCCCCGGGTGCCAGCCGGTTCCACACGTGCGCCGGGCTGCACATGCTCACCGCGCCCCTGGTGCGGGCAGGGACGCGGTGCAAGGTGGAAGCCGAGGAA